GCCCATCGCAATGGTTTCGTGGGTGTAACGTGCAGTGAATGCTTCCTGTGCATTGTCATAAGCGATGGCAGCGCCCTCGTTTTTGACTGGTGCAGCAGCAAAGCCTGACAGTTTTGTCTCTTCTTCAAAAGAACGCTCAGAAGTCTCTGTTTCGTAGATCTCTTTGTGCTCTTCGCCGTACTTAGTGTACTCAAGACCAAACAAAGCATTCAGACCGGGGAGCAACTCTTTAAGTAGTTGTGCGCGTGAAATAGCCATGATTTAGCTCCTTAGATGCCAACGGCGTTAGTGAAAGCGGAAGCGCCGGGATTGAACTTAACAAACACTTAAGTATCAGTCAATGGTGAAGCGAAACCGATGATCTTAAACGCAGCGGCAGTCGTTACAACTGTGCTCTCCAAAGCGCTGGTAGAGTTACCTGTACGGGTAGAACCTGTAGAAGTAGACTGAACAGCAGCAAAGAAGGTGTTTGCGCCAAGAGCGGCTTGAGTAACTTGGCCATCCAATTGAGCTTGGAAAGTCACGTTAGGATCAGTGATAACGTATGCAGTTACCACGCCGGTTGTGCCGGAGGGGTAGTACTGGCCGTAAATCTGCTGACCTTGTGCGTTGATGTATGAAGCACCAACAAAAACGCCCCAAGCACCAAGACTAGAACCACCAAGGTTGTTAGTAGTTAAGTCTTCGCCGTTGGCGGTACACAAAGCGATATAACCGTTAGCATTGATGAGAACAGCTTGTCCATAAAACAAGTTAGAACCAAGACCTGCTGGGTCAATCAGATACTGACTCGTAGCGCCAGCATAAGGCATGCCGTCGTTACGATTGATGGGACGTAGCCCATAGGGAGCATTGGTAGTTGACATTTAAGTCTCCAAAAAATTTAATTACCGTCTTCCGAAAGTTACCTCAGAGCTTCGTTCTCTGAACAAAGGCATCTTAGGATGGCTTTCGCGCATGTAGGTGTTGTCCACTGACTGCATCTGCCCGTCGGAAATTTTCCGGTAGTGGGCGTTCCGCTGGTCAACAAACTCAGTCGGGGTCTTGCAAAGCAACAGTCCACCAATTTCAATTCCATCTGGAAAACGACCGTTAGGGTTGCTTAACAGTTGGAGTTTGGGTTGATCTGCGGCTTTAACAGGCTCCCAACCTTCGCGTAATTTTGAAGAAATGTTTGACGGATCAGGATTGTTTAGAGTAGCAAGGCGAATCCACCTGAATGCCCAACCAGCTTCTGGTTCGGGATCTGGCAGCAACGAAGCGGGCATCCATTTCGAAGGACGCTCAAAACTTGCACGGGACTCTGTAGCTCTTTTTTCACGAATTTGTTCAGCCATTTTCATTCCTTCTTAATATTGCGACCTCACGAGCATAGCGTTCCAAAGGAAGGCCTAGCCGCTTGGCAATAGCCACTTCCGAGGCAGACAATGTGATCTTTTTAGGGGCCACACTGCGTGTCGCAGAAGCAACAACGTTTGATTTCCTACGCTGCGTCGTATCAGCGGGTTCACCAGATTCAAACTTATCTGGAAACACTTGACGCAATCTACCGTTGATGCGTCTGTAGTATTCGTCACTCTGAGGATCCATGCCCTCATCGTTAACCAGCTTTTCATGCACCGCCAGAGCGAATCCGGTCATTTCCTTGTCAGTACCAAACCATTTATTGGTTTTTTGCCATTCAACAGCTTTGGTATCAACGCGGGGTGCTTGCTGATATTCGGGTTGTACAACAGTTTTTTCCTCTTGTAAAGGGGCAGGCTTAAAATTGTTTACACGCTCCGCTTTCATCTTCGCGGTGGTCATATCTTCCTGAGCCTGCACTAGAGCATCTGCGTCACCTGACTCATATGCAGCTTTGTACCGGTCTTTGGCTTCCTTGACCTCTTGTGCAACAACCCTCTTAGCCTGCTCCAGTAAAGCGCTTTGACTGGTATGTACGTTGTTCTTCAGTTTCTGATTTTCTTCATAAACTGCTTGAGCAATGCGAATTGCCTCTTCTTTCTCGCGTATCGCGGCCTCTTTGGCCCTGCGTTCGTCGTGATAACCCTTGGTAAATTCACGAAGTTTGTTGCGATCCTTTTGAGAATAAGCGGCTAACTCTTCATCTGTTGGCTCTTGCGGAGGAGTTTCCATGGGCGTTCTGCCCTTGTCCTCATCCGGTGTGTCATCGACAACCTCTATCTCAGGTTCTTCTTTGACTTCTTCAGGCTCAGGCTCTACGACCTTGCTGCCTAAACGGCTCTGTTTTGCCTCGATTTCATCGGGAAACTCAAATTCTGTTTTTTCCATTTCAGCCATGGTTTCTCCTTAGTAAGGACGTTGAATGCCGCGAGGATCTTGGACTACCGCTTCTACGCTGTCGTCGTTGATCAAACGCCACTCAGTACCATGAATCTTCATCCTTGTACCGCTGTTAGGGCGGGTAATGATGAAGTCTCCGACCTTGCATGACGCTCCTGACGGGAATCGTTTCTCGTCTTTAAACGCATCTGGGCCGATTTTTGCCACAAACAACACGGGAGAAAGAATCTCTTCGTGGTGCATCATGGTTGCGGATTTTAAAATTCCGCTATCACCCATCTCTTCTTCTGCTCTCGGAAGCATACAAAGGAGGTGATATGTTGCGGGATCGGGCACTTGTTTGGCCTTTTCCTCACCAGATTTGTTGAGCACGCCCGACAAATCAACTGCACTGACATCGTATTCAGTCATCTTCATATCTTTCAAGTTTTCGAACAAGGTCAACAATTAAAGTCTGTGCGTACAGTAGACCCCGAATTTGGCCGCACATCTCTCGATAGGCTGGGTAGTCATTAGCTGCCCCGCCCCCAAGACTTTCGAGAAGGGTTTTCTCCTTCTCCCGAAGATCAGATAAAAGATATTTAAAAGCCTGATCTCCATCCATGATTAGCTACCTCGTTTAAACAGGTCAACTTGAACCTTTTGGTTGTTTTGTTTTTCCTGAGCTTGCATACGAGCCATATCAAGTTGAGCCTGCGTGTCGATCCGCTTGTTCTCAAGTTCGAGTTTGGCCTTCCCAAGTTCAATATCGGCGGCAATCTTCTGCGCCTTGGTCTGTGCTTCCTGACCCTTAAGCTGGAGTTCAGCTTGTTGCATCTGCACCATAGGATCTTGTGCTTGTTGCTGGGCTTGCTGTTGTTGCTGGTTAGCTTGGTTAAGCTGTAGCAACTGAGCGGAGCCTTGGGCAACCAGACGGGACAACTGCACTTCCACGTCTTCTGGTAGTTTGGAGTCTGGAGCGGGCAGAGGTACACCGACCTGCTCCTCAACTTTCTTGCGGTACAAGAATGCCAAGTGCTCTGCAATGTGAGCCATCACTGCGGCTTGGATCTTCTGTGCCATTGGGTTCTGGCCAATCTGGGCTGCAATCATTGGATCCTGCATGAACGCAGTGTGCGCTGCAATGTGCGCTTCTTGATCCTGATAGATGAATGCTTTAGTTGGCTTTCCGTTGAGGAATGCCATGTTCTCACTGATCGGATCTTTAGGCGTTTGGTCATCTGCGCCGGGGATCAGTTTGTCTGCGTTTTTGACACCTAGAACCTCAATCATCTGGCGGTGCAGCAAAGGCAGGTCATAGATCTGCGGAGCACCCTGAGCCAACTGGATCACAGCCTGATACTGCATGATCCTTTGAGCCATCGTGGAACTATTAGGATCTGATACAGGAATGACCTCGACCATGTCGTAGTCAGATTGTTTTACCTGACGGTCGTTGCCTTGTGGGTCGTACTCATACTCAGCGGGAGAGTAGTCCCTGATGATGCCTTTGAGCAGTTTAAACTCTTGCTTCATTGAATAATGAACACGGGCCTGCACTGCGCCCATGGTCTTCAATGTTCTCTCAAGTAACGCTAAAGTTGTACCGACCGGAGCGTTGGCGCTCATGTCAGAGATCTTCATGTCTGAGATAGAACCCAGACGGCGGCCTTCTTCTGTGATCCTATCTAGAAGAGTTAACAAAGTGCCACTTGGCTCTTTGTAAGGCAGCATCATAATGTTATCTTTGATGACACCGCTTGGAACATCAACGTCCCTGAACTCACCCGGTTGGATAGGTGTGTCGTCGCCTTTGATACGAGCACCACGTGCTTTCAAGCCGCCGGGCAAGTTAGCTAACGTACCTGCGTCCACCAGTTGACGGATCAAAGATGTACCTGCACGGGCGTAACCACCAATGATGTGGATTAGACCCATACCGTAGAAACCAAAGCCGGGGATGTAGCAGTAGTCTACAAAGTGCTGCCGTTTGGTCTTCTTAGCATCGTCTTCTAGGTAGTTACGGCGGATGGCAAGAATCTTGTTTGTGCCACGATCAATCGTGATGACATAAGGTAGGCCGATGCCTGTCTCTTCGCCTTCAGAATCTGTATCTTCAAAACCTTCTAAGTCCCAATATGCGTGGACTTCCAAGAGTTGGTAGCGGTCGTCGTCTGTGGCTTTGTAACCTTGTTGGTCGGCCTTCTTCTTCTCAATGTCTGAGAGATGCTGGACAGGCTCACCTAAGTCTATATCCCGATAGAAACCGCTCACCTGTAGGCGACGCATTTCATTCTTGGTCTTACGCATCACATGGGTCACACGTTCTGCGTTTTGGAGATTAGAAGCACCGTACGGGACAATCATGTCTTCGGCAGGAATAAACACTGCGACTTGACGCTCCATAGCTGGGTCGTAGTAAACCTTCTTAAATGCTGCGCCTGACAGACCTAAGGAGTACAGCATCCGCTCATGTTCTGGGCGGTACTCAGGCATTTCTTCCGTAAGTTTGAAGTTCATGTCAGCCTGCACACGCTCGGCTGCTTCTTCTTTCAGGCGGTCAATCGCACCGATGATCTCTGTCTTAACAGGGCCAGCGGCAGGGAAGGTTTCCATGATGGATTCGGATTGGAACCGAATCGCAGCTTCCGTCAGGACTGTAGAGTAAACACCGCAGGCTCCATTCCATGGCTCTGTACGCTCTTCATAATTAACGCCTAGGACTTCCAAGCCTTTGACAAAGCTTTCTGCCCAGTCTTTGCGGGAGGCTATGTCAGCTTCTACGAGTTCTACAAGCTCAGAGGCAATCTTGCCTAAAGCACCGTCGTCAAGGATTTCTGCAAGGTTGTCATCAAATTCGCTGTCGTATTCTGATTCCGGTTCTAGAATAATCTCAACGCTTTCCTCTTCAATGATGAGGGGATCGTCTAATTCAACGTCCACGCCGATGTCTTCGAGGAGGTCTGAAAGACCCATAGGTGCTTGGCTGATTGCTTTGTCGATACTCATTTGAGTCCTTAATAATATTCCATGCGTCTGCGATATACAGGTTCATCTGGCTCATCAGAATCGATGGAAATGAACCC